ATTTTTACAATTGGATTTCTTGCAGTATGGAAAATTAGAAAACAAAAAACAAGTAAACAACATGTTGAAATAGCAGAGGCAGAACCAATTGAAATAGTGGAACCTGAAATTATTGAAAAACCCGCAAGAAAAAAATCTAAAAAAATAGAAGATACAGCAACTCCTCAAAAAAGAGGCAGAAAGAAAAAAGTTCAAAATTAAAAAAAAGTTTTATGGGAAAAATTACAGACGAAGAATTACAAAAAATAGGGCAGATTAGAAATCAAGCTATAGAAGTTGCATCAATTTTAGGAGAACTTAATTATCAAAAGATATTTATTGATGATCAAATAGATCAACAAAAAGATGCAGTAAGAGCAGTTAAAAAAACAGAATTAGAGTTTTTTGGAGAATTACGCCAAAAATATGGTAATGTTTCGATAAATATTCAAACTGGAGAATTTAGTTAATCTATTTTCAAAAAAGTTTCGGTATTTATTATCAGATTAATTAAATTAAAACAAAACTATAAACATGGCTGAAACACTAATTTCCCCAGGCATACTACTCAGGGAAAACGACTTGAGTCAAATTACGGAAGCTCCTCTTGCGGCTGGCGCTGCATTGATTGGACCTACTGTTTTTGGACCTGTCGATATTCCAACGATAGTTAGATCTTATTCCGACTACAAATCAAAGTTCGGTGGTTCCTTCGTTTCCGGAGGTCAAAACTACGAATATTTAACTTCAATCGCTGCGTTAAATTATTTCGAACAAGGCGGTAACACACTTTTGGTAACAAGAGTAGCTTCTGGTTCTTATACCTCTGCTACGGCTTCTGTTCCATCTCAACTTGCTGATAAATCTCCATCATTTATTTTAGAGACATTATCAGTAGGAGAGATTACTAATAATTCAGGATCTTACAATACTGGTTCTGGATATTTACCAAGCGGTTCAACTGCTAATGTTCGTTGGGAAATTGCAGCTGCTAGTTCAGCTTCTGGCCAATTTACTCTATTAGTTAGAAGAGGCGATGACAATGTTCAAAATAAAACTATTCTCGAAACATGGACTAACTTGTCTTTGGATCCTAATCAAAGCAATTACATTGCTTATGTAATAGGTGATCAAACAGAAACAAGACAAATTGATGAGTTTGGAAATGCATATCTACAAACTAGTGGATCTTACGCAAACAAATCAAGATATATAAGAGTTAAGAGTGTGCTTAAACCAACTCCTAACTATTATGGATCTACAGGTATTCCTAATCCAGCTTATACTGCTTCAGTTCCTGCAGTTTCTAATGCTGCGTCTGCTTCATGGGCAGGATCATTTGATGGTGCAACAGGCGCAATTTGGGGTTCTTATAAAGTAGCGCCTCTTAATATGTTTGAATCTATACCTACAACTGCAGCAACTACCGCGACAAATAATATACAAGGTGTTCTTCAAAGTTCTTATACAAATGCAATAAGTCTTTTATCTAATAAAGAATCTTACAACTTTAACGTTGTTTATTCTCCAGGCATAAATTCTCAAAATGCTCCAACTGTATTTCAAAGTATATTGGATTTGGCTTCTAATAGAGGCGATGCTATTGCAGTAGTCGATATGGCTAGCTATGGTGCAACAATGACAACAGTAACAACACAAGCTGCAGGATTCGATAATTCTTATGCCGCTACTTATTACCCATGGTTGCAAGTTAGAAGTAGAGAAACTGGAAAGATGAATTTCGTTCCACCATCTACTCTAATTCCTGCGATGTATGAATACAATGATAAAATATCAGCAGAATGGTTCGCACCAGCTGGTTTGAATAGAGGTACTTTAGCTTCAGTTCTACGTCCAGAAAGAAAGTTGAGCTTGACAGAAAGAAACTTCTTATATCAAGGTAAAGTTAATCCAATTGCTCAGTTCTCTGGAGTTGGTACAGTTGTATATGGTCAAAAAACCTTACAATCAGCTGCTACAGCTCTTGATAGAGTAAATGTTAGAAGATTAATCATCAGCATGAAAAAATATATTAAATCTGTTGCTGAGAATCTTGTATTCGAACCTAACACTCAAGTAACTCGTAATAAGTTCTTGAACCAAGTGAATCCATATTTGGAATACATTCAACAAAGACAAGGTTTATATGCTTTCCAAGTAATCATGGATGACAGCAATAATACAGCAGATGTTGTAGATAGAAACCAATTAGTAGGAGCTGTTTATATACAACCTACAAGAGTAGCTGAATTTATCTACATTGACTTTAACATCATGCCAACAGGCGCATCATTTGGAGCATAATAAAAAATAAAAATTACGATGAACGATAAAACAAGAATACGGATAAAAGTTCCTGCTCATTTATATGAAAGCGTAAAAAAAAGATTAATGTTGAAAGAAGGTGCGTCTAATTTCTCTGGCGGTGCTTACACAGAGACTGTCAAAGAAAAGAAGACGCCCTCTTCAAATCCTAAAGTCGAAGGAATGAAAATATCTTCTCCAAAAGAAGAAGGTAAAGAAAAAACTGTCGAAGAAAGGATTGCTACTCTTGAAAGTCTTATGAAAGAGATGTTAAAAGAGAAAAAAGCTGTTAAAAAAGAGAGCGAAAAAGATCAAAGTTATGAAGCAGGAAAACAGAATCAACCAATAGAAGAAAAAGATTCTGAAGAAAGTTCTGAAGAAGAATAAAAAATAACAAACCACAATATTTATAAAAAAATAAAATAGACATAACATGGCAGTATTGGATCCAAATGAGATAATGTTCACGGCATTTGAGCCCACGGTAGCGAATCGCTTCGTAATGTTCGTAGACGGCATCCCATCATACCTAATCAAAAAAGCTGATGCCCCAGGTATCACAATGAATGAGATCAAATTAGATCACATCAACGTTTATAGAAAACTTAAGGGCAAAGCAGAATGGAAAAACATTTCAGTAACACTCCACAACCCAATTTCTCCTTCAGGTCAACAAACTGTAATGGAATGGGTAAGACTACACCACGAATCTGTAACAGGTCGTGATGGTTATTCAGATTTCTACAAGAAAGACGTTAGTATGTCTCTTTTAGGACCTGTAGGTGATATCGTTACAGAATGGATAATTAAAGGCGCTTTCATTACAGAAGCCGGCTTTGGTACTTACGATTGGGGTAGTGGAGATCCAGTTGAGATCACAATGACTCTTGGTATGGACTATTGCATTCTTAATTACTAATCCGTACTCAACTCATATAAAAATGCCTCCTTCGCTAGCGCGTTGGAGGTTTTTTTGCGTGAAATAGTTTGTACACCAAAAAGATTTATTATATAAGAAAAATACAAGTATGTATATTTATATTAAAATAAACAATTTATGGCAGAATTAAAAATTCCTACAGAGACAATAGAATTACCCTCTAAAGGTTTGGTTTATCCAAAAGACAATCCCTTATCAGAAGGGAAAATAGAAATGAGATACATGACAGCAAAGCATGAAGATATTCTCACAAACTCTAACTATATGAAACAAGGTATAGTTTTTGATAAGCTCCTGCAGTCTCTAATCATATCAAAAATAAATTTTAATGATCTGATTATGGGAGATAAAGATGCGATCCTGGTAGCCGCTAGAATCTTGGGTTATGGTAAAGATTATAGAATCACTTATAATAATCCTAGTACAGGAGAAGATGAAGATTTTACTATAGATCTTACAGACATTAAAGAAAAAAATATTGATTTGTCTTTATTTGAAAATAAAAATGAATTCACATATGTACTTCCAGGATCAGGTGATGAGATTGTGTTTAAATTAACAACTCATTTAGATGAAAAAAGAATAGATGAAGAAATCGCATCTAATAAAAAATTGAATATTTCAAGTAATGTCACATCAAAATTAAAGCATAGTATTATATCTGTAAATGGTGACACTAGCCAAAAAACAATTAGAACTTTTGTAGATGAATATATGCTATCATCAGATTCAAGAGCTCTTAGAGAATATATGAAAGAAGTATCTCCAAGTCTTGATATGAGATTCACATTTATTGGATCTGATGGCCACATCGAGGAGGGTGTAGAAATTCCAATTGGATTTTCATTTTTTTATCCCTCACTCTAGTTATAGATCACATATCTTTAAAGAGATCCATGAAATAGTTTTTCACGGTAAAGGAGGATATGATTGGGAAACAGTGTATAATATGCCTATTTGGCTTAGACGCTATACATTTAATGAAATTAAAAGTTTCTATGACAAAGAAAAAGAGGAATATGAAAAAGCGGCCGGTCAGAATACAATCACATCTAATACAAATATAAAAGATATTATTTCTAAAGCTCCGCAACAAGCTCAAAAAACAAATGCTCCAGCGTTCGTTAGTAAAGCAAAATCTACTAAAAAGTAGTATCTCTTATATTTATAACAAACGTTTTTTGTAATGCCTGAAGAATTACCAAGAGATCCAAATAATGAGAATGCAGACGAAACCTCTGTCAGTGAATCATTGAAAAAATCATTAGATTCACGAAAAAAGATAGAGGACGTCGCATCTTCTCATGTGAGTTTAATTAAAAAAATGTCTAATGAAGAAGAATCAATTAACGATACTCTATCAGAAAGACTAAGTATAGCAGAAGATTTAAAAAACTCTCTAAAAGAATTTAAGGAGTCTATTAAAAATTCTTCTCAATTTCAACAAAAAAATATAGGCGAATCTATAGTAAAGCCTGCTTTACAAGAGCCTCAAAAACAAACCGCGCCAGTAGAAGTACAATCTACAAAAACTACTCCAGATAAAGAAACATCTGATGCAAACAAAGAATCTAAAAAAGCGAAGCCTTCAGATAAAACAGAAAAACCAAAACCCGTAACTCAAGAAGTTAATGTTAAAATAAAAGTTGATTCATCATCTTTAGAAAAAGAATTAAATTTAGTAAATCAAATAATTGCTACATCTCAAAAATTTGAAACTCAAAAAAATCAACAGATAAAATTTACTTTAGAAAGCCGCTTAAAAGAATCTAAAGTTAATAGCGATCTAGTAAAGTC